TAATCCAGCTGTTCTAAGTTTAACAATGTTTGATAATTGCCATTGTTTAATGTCTAATGCTTTGATAATGCCTAACCACTTGTTGCGTAGAAGAGCAAAGTCATTGATAATTTTTTCAAAGTCTACCACGTCAGCTTCGCCTTCTACAAACTTTTCACAGTCTCTAGAGCTTAACTGACGTTGGTAGTTTTCAAGATATTTACGGAAGTGTTGACTACGAAGTCTACGAAGTTCAATATTAAGATATTCTAAAATACCTTCAATTTCTTGAAGTTGGTTAAATCGATTCTCTACAATGCCGGGCATTTGCGCAGAGGCCTTCTCGATGTTTCCCGCTACGCGGACATCTTGTTTTGCTTGAATTAATTCAGCTTCATAATAAGCCACAGCATCAGGAATGTTTGAAATATCCTTAGAGACTCGATCATACCAATTCATTTATTCCTCATCTTCGTCGTAGTAATCTTCTTCTACGTCGTCTTCAACTTCTTCACCATCAATACTGTACTCGATCGCAGTATCTAAATATGGGTCAACTCCTAAAAGGCTTTCAAGAGTAGATTCTTTGATACCATAATCCAATAGTGTATTAACAAAGTCGGCAGCTAAGTCTTTTCTGTGTTTCTCTGGAATATGTTCAATAACCAATGTCCAGATATCAGCAATTAAATCGTCTTTCATTCGTTGACCTCCAAGTCTGATTCAACTGTAGTAGTTATCTCAGAAGTGGAAATTTCACCGTGTTTTGAAATGTCTGCCATTGCAATATCCAATCCATCTTTCTCATTCTTTTCCCATGCCTTGCGGAATTGTTTGATGATTTCGCCGTCCTTGGTAGTGTAGACAAGACTGTTTCCTTCTTTCTTAAGCAGACCTTTAGCTTCAAACAGATCGACTAATCCACTATAAGGACTCATACCTGTTTCGTAAGGAATCTCCACCTGTACACTTTCAAACGGCTTTGCATAACGAGTCTTCATGATCTTACAGGCAGCACGAATGCCTTGTACTGTAGTGGTCTTGTTGCCGTCTGCATCAAGTTTCAGTTTTAATTTACGCATAGCAACCACAATGGAACTTGCGTAGATGAAACCTTGTCCGCCACTGATCTTGTCATCGGGATCAAACATATCCTGACTAGCGTATGTGTGATTGGTACATACCATACCAATATTATAAGCGCCAAACATATTAACACAATTACGAACAAGTGCTGTTAATGCTTTAGGCTTACGACCCATGTCACCTTTCAAGTCACCTGCTTGGAACTGATTAATGTCAGTTGGCGTTAACAACATACCCAACGAATCAATAATGAATAGTACCTTAGGACGATCTGCCTCATCCATAGTTTTGTATTCTGCAATAAATTCTGTAATAGTTTTTGCCACGTCGTCAATCATGGCCATGTTAAGTTTCAACAACTTTTCTGGACTTGTATCTACACCAAGTGCGTGTAGCCATGCTTCGTCGAGTGCGTTTTCAGTATCAATCAAAATAGGATAGATACCAGCTTGCTGTGCGTTCTTTACTAGGTTGCCTGAACAGATAAACGATTTACCTGCACCTGATTCACCAGCAAATACAGTGACCTTGCCCAGAGGAATACCTCTATTAAAGTCTCCGCTGATAAGATAGTTTAATGCGTAGTTGTTTGTACTAACCCAATCAGTTGGGTCGTTAAAGCCAATACTAAGTCCATCGATACTCTTAGTTATTGACTTTCTAAATTTAGAAATATCAAATGCTTTTGCCATATTATTATGCCTTATTGAAAAAAGAGTGCGAGATTGACCCGCACTCTATGTTTAGCTAAATTACTTCTGACGGTTGCGAATCATGGCAAGGATGTCTTGCGCACGACTTGCACCTTCAGTTGAAGCTGCTGGCGCCGCTGCCGTAGGCTTGGCTACCGGAGCAGGCTCCTCATCAAAATCTTCACTGGCTTTAGCAGCCGGTGTTGATGTATTAGCTGTTGCACGATGTGGATCACCTGTTGCGGCTCCCATACCTGCTGGCTTAAAATATTGACCCCAACGATCCATGTCATATGCTTCACCGTCAACTGACGCTTCAAACATTTCTTTCATGACCTTGAGTTCAACGTCAGTTGGCTTCTTGGGCAAGAAGTCTGACAGATTGTGCAGTTGATGTGCCTCTAATGCTGCCGCTTCAACTTCGGTCAATGAACGCTCACGACGGCTCCACTTTGATGTAGAATAATCAGCAAAGCCACCTTTCGATGTCTTGGCAATACGGAAGTCTACACCCTTGAGGTAGTCAGTTGGCAATTCTTCCAACTCTGGATCCATCAAAGCTGAACGAATGATTTGATAAATCTGTGGACCGATAATGAATCGACGGATTGGATTTTCTGGTTTCTTATCTTCACCGATTGGATCTTCAACAACGAAGCCTTGGAAAATGTATGAACGCTTCTTCCAGTACTTGCGACCCATTTCTTCCAAACTCTTATCCTTGAACCAGCCACGTACTTCTGAAAGGATAGGACAAACTGAACCGTCGTTGTACATTTCCACGCAAGGTACTTGTACCTGCACTGGACGACTGTCTGTTTCACCTTTGATGCCTGCGAACGGCAATTTGATCATTGCACGTTCTACCCAGAAAAACGTATTGGCTGAGTTGCCATCGGGTAGCAAACGGATAACCGCTTCCTTGCCTTCTTGCATGTTCCAATGTGGGTAAATTGCGTTGTCTCCACCGCCGGTGGATTGTCCTGTGGACTTTGATTGTGCTTCTTGAAGTTTCGCACGGATTTCTGCTAATGTAGCCATTTTATATGCCTCCTATGTTATGCCTAAAATGTTTATATGCCTTATGCACATGTATTATTATGCGCTTTTTATTTATCAAGGTCAATGATTATCTGCTATTTTTTTAATATTATTTTGCCAAAAGAAAAAAGTGGGTCATGCCCACTTTTCTCTATATGCTGCCATTGCTCTTTGTCTAGCTAGCCACAATCTAAATTTTACATAATCTGATAAATCATCGTCTTCAACAAGTTTACCAAATGTATGTGATCTTAGATTGCGGCCAAATGTAATTTCATCATCAACGACAAAACTATCACTGTCTTCTAGATCTCGATTACTTAGCGGCTGGCTTTGCGTCTGCTTTAGGTGCGTCTTTCTTAGCAGGCTCACTTTTGGCAGGCTTTTTCTCGTCCTTTTTGGCTTCTGCCTTAGCTGGTGCAGTAGCACTTGCTGCTGGTGCTGCTGGCTTAACTTCTTCTTTCTTAGCAGCAGGTGCCTGGGCAAATGCTGATACTGCAAACAATGATGCTACTACGATTGCGATTGCTGATTTCATTTTAAAGTTTCCTTTATGTTATACGCAAAGAATTGTCCCTGCGTATATATATAACGCTGTAGCCTACAATTCCGTTGACAACTGATTTAGCCAAAAGAAAGGGCACCTAAGTGCCCAATCTAATAGAGTTAACTAGACTCTAACTGCTACGAACAATCTTAATAGCCTGCAAGTTCCCTAATACGAGCCAATTCTGCAATCTGTGGATCTTGTTGTTGTGGTGCCATTCTTTCTACCATTTTGCGAGCAATCATTTCTGCCTGTTCACCAAACTTCTTGCCTACCATAATAGAAACGCCTTCTGGACCTTTAGGGAATGTTCCTGATTCACGATCATAAAAACTGTGAATAAATTCTGCAAGTTCTTGTACATTCATTGCCTTCTTTATACCTTGCTGTGCTAGATGTTTAGCCTTAGAATACTCTTGACCATGCTTACCAGGTGTCACTGGCTTGCTTGGTGTTGGATCCGGATCAAATGGGGGATCATCATCTTTTTCACCGGGTTCATTATCAGCTTCGCCCATTCCTAATTCTTGTTTTCTACGTGCTAGGCCTGCTGAGCTTGTTGGAGATTTAGTTTTTTCATCTTCTAGATCCTTTAGAGTCATTGGATCTTCGCCTTTTTGTTTACGTAGATATGCTGGAACATCACTTTTGTTAGGACCGTCTGCTGCTTCTTGAGGTAATTCCTCGCCTTCTGGCGGTTGTTCACCGGCCGGCTCTTCTTCTTGGAAGTCGCCAAAGTCTAGGCCTTCAAGTGCCTCTGGCACATTAGATTCTAACCAATCTTTGACTAGTCCTCTAACATCTGCATCTGGATCCAATTTTGCTGCTTCTTTAATCTCTTTGAATAGTGTAGGATCTTCAATGATGCCTTTTAGACTTTCAATGGCATTACTACCGTCGACTCCAACGGAAAATGCTTGTCCTACTAGTTCTTGTAATTCTTGTTTTGCTGTCTGTTGTTCTTCTGGATCTTGACTAGCAATAGCAGAATCTTCGCCTAACCCCATAACCCAAGATTCAAAACGATCAAACTCTGAATGTTCTTCGAGTTCTAATTGTTCGTCGGTTCCTTGTGTTGCAGTTGTCATTGCGACTATGTCGTCATAGCCTATGTCGCTTTCTTTCATTAGTCTATACAAGACTGGGAACACATTTTTAATATCTTCTTTGAAGTTTCTAACTGTGAATTTTTCTGTAAACTCTTCTACAAATTCTTGTGGAACTTCTTCTTGTGGCTGTGCCTGGAATGATTCACGATATTGTTCGTAATGACTTTGCTTGCTCATTGCCTTGATTTGTTCACGCAATTTGTTTAATTGCTCTGCTGATCTTTCTACAACATTATTAGTTTCTGAATTCATTAAGTCATTACGCACAACATAATTGCCAAAGCTCTTTAGTTGAGCAATTTCTTCACTCATGTTGATAATACTTTTGCCAAGATCGTCGTAAGGAACACCACCGTTGGCCACATGTCTCTGCATTGCACGAGCGCCTGCTAGGTGAATGAACGGATACTTAAAACGTTCACCGTCTTGATTTTCCACAAACAGTCCAGAAATGTTTCTGCTTCTAGCACCGGGTGCTGCATCATCCATAACTGCTTGACTGTGTTTGATAATTAGACGTGTATCCATTAACTTTTGATAACTAACGGTCTTTGATCCGTATAGTGCGCTTTCACTCATAATGCTTTCTCCAACAGGTTTAACCACTGTGTTTGGTTGTTCTTTAGGTTGATTGTTTTGACTTAGAAATTCATAATCTCGTTGATCTAGATTATCTTTAGCAATATCTCTAGTGTCAAACGCCATTAGTCTACGCTTGGCAAACTGTCTTAACTCTTTTAAAAATCCGTACCAATTTGTTTTTTGATTGCCGTCCATTGACTCTGTAATTCCTGTAGAGAAATATACCTTCAGTGAACTTTGTTCTGCTAGGCTAATACTAACATGTCCAATGGCTGTTTCACCTTCCATATAATCAAAATCAAAGAAGCGAGCATCCTCGGGATTGATAGTGATAGCGCCGCTACTATCGCCTAATTTTAGGCCTTTGAAGCGGCTTCTAATTTTATAGAATAAATCGGTGGCTATATTGTTTGTTGCGTCCATAGTTATATTTATCAAAAACCACTAGACACAAATATCGGCATTGGCATTTGATCTTCGGTTATTTTTTCTGTCATTTTTTCGTAGATCTTGGGATCCCAGTCTGATAATATGCCAGCCATTCTTATGATTAGTAGCATAGCACTTACTAGGTCGTCGTGTTCGCCTGTTTTTGCGCCAAATCCTACTCCGTGTGCTACGAACGTCTTTAATTCAGAAATTAAGGGTTTACTAGAAATTTTCATTTTTCCTGTTTCTAACATGTGTTTAACCTGGCTACAAGCAGTGATTTTTGACTTGTGAGTAGTATTAAATCCTTTTCTGAATTTGCGTACATGACCCTTACGAATCGGCTCAGAAAGGAATAAACCTGGAAAATTCTCTTCACCTATGTTATTGATCACAATTAGAGCAGCTTCACCTAGAGTGTTATTTTCCACCGAATAGTATAGTTGAGGAGCACTGCCTTTTTCCATACCACGGTCTTGAATGTACTTGCATATTTCTCGTAGATGTTTAACCTGTGCTTGTATAGGAGTTAGATTATGTCGCCACTCTGCTACCTGTTCCATACTAGGCATTTCAAATACTTGAATAGCACCATAGTCTCCACCTGTGCCTAAGCTAGGATCTAACGACACTAGGTATGTTGCCCTAGGATCAATGTCTTTGTACCAGCGGGTTTGACCCATGGTCATTATAGGATCAATACCTTTCATTTCTGCAAGACGTACTGCGTTGATTAGCGTTTCGTCAAAAATCAAGAACTCGCAATCAAACTCACGGCGGAAACGTTCTTCACCAATCTTACTACGCTCAGTTTGTGCCCATTTGTCATCGCGGTCTGGATGCTCTGCCCAATGTGCAAAGAACGAAGCAAATCCGTTTTGACCTAATTTTTGTTCGTTGCCAAACTCATCAAACTTCTTATTAGCTTCTGTCCAAATAAGCGCAAACTGATCTTCATCACTGTTTGGGGTTGATGTAATAATACACTTACCACCTGTTGATAATGTAGGTGATAGTGCAGTCCAGAACTCTTTGGCTTTTTCTGGTGGTTGCACAAACGCAAACTCGTCACAATAAATTAACGAAAGAGATTTACCACGACCTGTATTTTCTGTAGTAGTTGTTGCCTGTATACGTGCGCCATTATCATATTCAATGGTGTTTCTATTATAACTGTGTACCCCAGCACGAATAAAGTCGGGCAAGTTTTCATAACCATATCGATAGCGGTTCATAATATCTTGCGCACCTTCATACTTGTGAGCAGCAATTAACACCTGTGCTTCTGGAATAAACATTGTATACCATAATAGATAACCAGTAGCACACGTGGTCTTGCCCATCTGTCTAGGCAACATGGCAATACACTGTTTATTATTGTGATAAGATTCAATTAGACGTTCTTGATATTCATAGGGCTCAAAGGGAATTGAACCTCGAACAGGATGTTGAATTTTTAAAAAGTTTTTACAAAAATACAATGGACCAGTTATAGGATCCATGCAGGCTTCAAGATGCTTGACTTCCTCTAGGGTATACCTTTGAGGAGCATGAGCTTTCTTAATTAATACGCCATCTAATGATTTTGACATAGTGTTATTTACATAAAAAAAGCACCCCGAAGGATGCTTTTTGGTATTGCTGTAAACTAATTATTTTTTCAAACGGCCGTCTTTTTCAGCAGACTTCAACATGGCTGCACGATCTGCATAGCTACCACGCTTGACATCTTTGGCAGCATCTTTTTCACCTTGTGTAGGATTCTTAACATGCTTTAAAGGGTCAAACTTAGCTTCTGCTAAACGAGCACGTAGTTCTTCTTTGATACTAGCACGTAGTTCTTCTTTGCTTTCGTAAGCGCCAGCAGCCATAGGATTGTCGCCACGATATGGTTTACCGCTAAAACTTTTCTTTGGCTTGTTTAAGTCGTCGCCGTCTGGAATAGCAGCATCCATGCCGCGATATTCTTGATCTGGTGCGTCAGTAGGAGCATTACCAAATGCTTCTTCCTTGTCTTTCTTGCCATCTTTTTCGTCGTCTTTTTCCATGTCGTGATCGTCCATGTCATGATCGCCGTCGCCGTCACGATCGCCCATAGACTTTTGAATAGAGTCAATGCCTTTATCGTCACGGTCTAGATCACCCATTGGAGGCATATTGTCTGCATCCATGTCACTAGGACCACCCATGTTATCTGCATCAGGTTCACTGTGAGGTTCTTTTTTGTCTAAGTCAGGCAACATTTTTAATGGACCTGAATCTAGATTGCCTAGATCACCTATACCTGGCATTGGTGGTTTGATACTCATAATACTAGGTTCTGCACTAATTGGAGGCATCGCCATTGGTGCTGGTTGATTAATCATGTCTGGATTGACTTTGGTCATCAACTTCATTAATTCAGCAATGTTGTCCATGCCCTGTGCATTGAGGTTCACGCTCATGCTTGGAGGCGGCTCATCTGGTTTAGAAGGAATAGTTGGAGCAGGCATTCCCATAGGATCTCCGCAAGCTTCTACTGCTGGTTGGTCAAGCTCGCGCATTCTTTGCATTAATTCATTGAAATTCATATTAACTCCCTAAGGCGCTTTTTACGCCTGTCTTATCAGTTTTGGCCTTAGGCAGTTTATACTCTGACTGACCGTTGTCTTTCTTTTGTTGTTTAGCAACTTTGCTTAAATCTTTTAAGAAGCTCTTGTTAAAGTCATCTCCAAAGAAATCTTTGTGTTTGACATTAGCGGCTTCCTTATACTGACTGTCTGTTAATAACCCGTCAGCGTTTAAAATTTCTGTTTCACCTTGATCAGTTTCGGAAGATTCGTTGCTGCCTCTTACTCTAAAACAAGTTTCATCTAAGCCCATGCTCTTGATATCACTACTGATTTCAGGACCTGTAATTGGGTATTCGCAAGCAACTTCAAATACGTGAACTTCACAGTTCTTCATGGTTGGAAAATCCATGGGCACTGCCTGGATTGGTGTTGTACTGATTTTTTCCATTTTCATAACTTTACATCTTTCTAGAGATGTTTTCAAGTTTGATTGGAAATCTTCGGGCAAATCACCAGCAACTTTAATCTTAAAGCTGTATGATTTTTTACCCTCGGCAAGATATTCTTTGAAAGTTTTCATAGTAGTATTTATGCTTTTCCGCTTAATTTTTTAATAAGATCGTTTCGATCAGTTATTACGTAGCCAACACCGTTAAGAACATCATTTGGATCTTCGTTATTGTCTTTATCTATCTTGTACTTTTTAAGCTGTAGATCTACAGCCTTTAGTTTTTTTTCAATCTTATTGGTTTTTGCAGTAATTGCATGTCCAAGCATTGAACTTGCAACTTCAAAAATTCGACTGCTATATCGTACTTCTACATTCATACCCAGATCCATTAGATCGTCATAGGCTTGTTCGGCTTTTGAAGCTAGATTTTCTAACTCGTTATCATCTAGATCGTCAAGCTCTTTGATCTGTGGCAGTCCGCGAGTAATTTCAGCTACCGCTTTGTAGCTATCGTCTAGGCTGCGTACTTCAGTATGGTCAACTTTTACTTCTGGAACAACTTCTTCCTTTGCAGGTTTTGATTCTTCCAAATTAAAAAGCTCTTCTAATTTTTTAGTCATACTTTACTTATTTCCGTTTGGAGCCTTGGTGAAAAATATCACCTTCGTTTACGATTCTAAATCGAATACCTTGTTGTTTGCACCATGCTTGTGCAGCTTCCCATTTTGCCATATTCTTAACATACTGTTGTTGATTGTATTGACTCTTTCCTACATTTTCCAACCGTGTTTGACTCAATGGTTTTACTTCAATGACCTCTGCATGTTTTTTACCGTTCTTGTCTACGTATACAATAAAAAAATCAGGAACATATATTGTATATTTTCCTGTTAATGGATCTCTGTATGGAATCTGTATGCTTTCACTAGCCCAGCTCTGTACACCCTGATGTTCGTCTAACATCTTCATGAAAATAAACTCCCAACTGCTACGAGCCAGTGGTTGTTTCTTTCCTACATATTTGTCGGCATTCTTAACTTCGAAACGCCCTTGTGCAAATTTAGCCATTATGCAAAAATATTTCTAGTTTGATTTAGTTTTTCAAATATATCAACTCGATAGCCTAATGTGCTGGTAGATGATCTGTTATTGTTAAGTATTTCAGCAACAACGGCACTAATTTGAACTCCGTTGAATGTTTTTAATGTGTCAATGATTTTAAAAACAGGAGTACCGTCAACTTTTGCTTGTTTTAATAATACTTGAGCAGTTAGTGTTGCGGCATCGTCATCAAACCCTCTGCTTTGAAAAAAAGCAAT